CACCGAATTTAACAAGATCTGATCCCAAGGGGGACGCTCTCTGCAGGGTGTCCCCCCTATTTTTTGTAAGGAGGACTTTGTCTCATGAGTAAGCTGATGGATTTCCTGATGGAAGGCAATGCGACCGATGAGGTCACTATGGAAGTCTCTGTAAAGGGATTCCCCGAGCCTTTCGTCGTCCGTAGTATTTCCGAGGCAGAAAACAAGGCCATCCGTAAGGCCTGCCAGACTGCTCGCTTCGATAAAAAGACTCACCAGAAGGTGGTCGAGACCGACAATGACCAGTACAATGCCCGGCTGATTGCCGCCTGCTGCGTGGATCCCAACTTCAAAGATGCCGATCTGCAGGAAAAGTACGGCGTCAAGGGTGCCGAAGCTCTGATCAACAAGCTGCTGAAGCCTCATCAGTTCCTCGACGTTCTGATCGCTGTCAACGAAGTGAACGGCTTCCAGGACGATATCAACGATCTGGTTGAAGACGCAAAAAACTCATAAGGGAGGGTGACGACGCGCTTTACGCGCACTTCGCTCTCCAGCGCCTGAATATCCTGCCGAGTCAATTTGCGGGGCTTCCTCTGCGGGAAAGGGCGTTTCTCTGTGCCTCCATCGATCTCGAAATAGAGGCAGAAAAGACCCGCAGGAAAAAACATGAAAAGGGGTGAGTGCTTATGTCGGTTTCCAGTCAGATTTCTGTACGTGATGCTGCCAGCCGGAAGCTGGAGAGAATCGCGGCCAAATATGAAAAGCTGGAACGTTCTGCAAGAGCTGCAGACACGGCGACCCGCCTTTCCGGCCGAAACACCGCGGATGCTTACGACCGCGCCGGTCGCTCTGTTAACTCGGCAGGCGGAAATATCGATGCATTCAATCGCCGCCAGCGTGCTGCCAGCGACCAGGCATCCACCATCGGCGGCCTCTGGAACAACATCAGCGGCTATATCAAGGCGGCAGGCGCCGCGCTTGGCCTCTCGAAGCTCGGAGAGTTGTCGGATACGTTGACGGGCAACCGGGCAAGGTTGTCCCTGATCGTTGACGACGGCGGCTCTGTGGCCGCGCTGGATAAGGAGATTTATGCTTCTGCCATGCGTGCCAGAACTGCATACACAGACACCGCAGCTGTCATTGCCAAACTGGGCATGACTGCCGGCGGATCCTTCTCCGGTAATGACGAGATGATCGCCTTTACCGAACTTATGAGCAAAAACTTCGCCGTAGGCGGTGCCTCCTCTACGGAGCGAGCATCTGCCATGTATCAGCTGACGCAGGCAATGGCCTCCGGCCGCCTGCAGGGTGATGAGTATAGATCCATCATCGAAAACGCACCTCTGCTGGCAAAAGCAATCGAGGACTATATGCGTAACGTGCAAGGCGCCACCGGTTCCATGAAAGAGTGGGCCGCTGAAGGTATGCTGACTGCAGACGTGATCAAGGCTGCCATGTTCAGCAGCGCCCAGGAAGTCGAGGATCGCTTCGCCAAGCTTCCCATGACCTGGGCACAGGTTGGTACCATGGCCGGCAACATGGTCATCAAAGCATTGAATCCTCTGCTCACCGGCATCAACTGGGTCGCCAACAACATTTCCATCATCGGCCCCATGGTTCTCGGCCTTGGAACTGCCTTTGCTGTGTTCCAGGTGGCCGCACACTGGACGCAGATTGCTGCAGCTGCTACCGGTCTCTATACCACGGCCATCGGACTACTTAAGTTCGGTTATGCAGTCCTGACGGGCCAGCAAACCGTATTGACTGCTGCCACCGCGAAGTATAATGCAACCCTTTTGGCAAGCCCCATCACATGGGTTGTCATGGGCATTGCACTGCTGATCGCCGCACTCTATGCCGGCGTGGCAGCGTACAACAAATTCACCGACTCCGGCGTATCTGCCACCGGCATTATCGGCGGCGCCTTCGCGGTACTCGGTGCCCACGTGCTTAACACGTTTATCGTTCCGCTCTGGAACGCCTTTGCGTCCATTGCGAATTTCTTTGGCAATGTATTCAACAATCCTGTCGCGGCCGTGCAGGTCCTTTTCTATGACATGGCTCTGACGGTACTGGGATATATCGCGAATATGGCGCACGGCATCGAGACGCTGATCAATAAGATCCCCGGCGTGACAGTCGACATCACCAGCGGCCTGGATAATTTCTACAACGGTCTGGAGGCTGCCCAGAAGGCGGTCAAGGACGAATCCGGCTGGACAGAGTATGTGAAAAAGATGGACTTTTTCGATTACTCCAACGCTGCCAGCGCCGGCTACAATTTCGGCGAAGGTGTGGCCGAAAAGATTGCCGGCGTGTTCACCGGAGCTGATAGCACTTTTGATCTCTCCGGAATTGCCTCCAGTCTGGATGATGTGGCCATCAACACCGGCAAAATGGCCAACGAGGTACACATCGCCGACGAGGATCTGCAGTTCTTTAAGGACGTGGCCGAAATGCGCTATGTGCAGAACTTCGTAACCCTCACGCCTTCTGTTTCTATGAACGCGAATATCTCTGAAAAGGTTGACGTCAAATCCGTGGTTCATGAGATCAGCGTCATGCTGGACGAGCAGATCGCCTCCAGCGCGGAAGGAGTGTTCGCATGAGCTACGCTATTGTACTAACTTTCCCGGATGGCTCTCGGCTGAATCTCCCTGTGCTGCCTGCAAAGCTGCAGGTATCCTCTCCGGGCGCCAACAAAACCGCAACCGTCCTCGGTATCGGTGAAGTTCTGCTGCTGCGTACCAAGGCGCTGCGTACAATCGCCTGGGAAAGCTTTTTCCCGGCCCACAGTACGCCGTTTGTCACAGGGGGCACCGTTACCCCTATTGCTGCGGTACGTGCGATTCAGGAAGCCAGAGACGCCAAGGCGCCGCTTTCCTTTTCGTTGCGCGGGACTGATCTTGACGTCAATCTGCAGATGGGCATTGATGACTTCACCTATGACGAGCGCTACGGCGAAGTCGGTGACATCTATTATTCCATCAAGCTTTCTGAATGGAAGGATTATTCCGTTAAGCGCCTGATTCTTTCTGGCGGCAGTGGCACTGCCACCGTCGCACAGAAGGAACGCTCCGGATCTCCGGAGCCGGCAACCACAACCAACACATACCCCGTTGCCTCCGGAGACAGTCTGTGGGCTATTGCCAAAAAGCACTACGGCGACGGGTCCAAGTGGAAAGCCATTTATGAGGCCAACAAGAGTACGATCGGAGCAAATCCGAATCTCATTTACCCGGGGCAGGTGCTGACGCTGCCATGATCATTCAGTACCAAAACAATCTGACCGGCGATGCTTTTGACATCACCAAGCTGGTCACCAATGCCATATGGACCACCAAGCGACGCGGCTCTCCGGCGCAGCTGGATCTTACTGTACTCGCTGATCCTTCGGTTGAGTGGTCCCATGGTGGCATCGTGACTCTGCTGAACGATGAAAACAAAGGCCTGTTTTATGGCTATGTTTTCAAAATCGACCGCAGCCATGAGGAAACTGTATCCATTACTGCTTACGACCAGCTCCGGTACCTGAAAAACAAAGACACCTATGTTTTCACAGGTGTTCGCGCCGATCAGGTCATAAAGCTGATCAGCGAAGACTATAAGCTGAAGCTCGGAACCCTGCCGAACACCGGCTATGTCATTCCCTCTATGGTTTTCGACATCAAATCGCTGTTTGATATCATCCTGGAGGCTCTGGACCGCACGCTCATCAATGGCGGCCGGATGTTCTATCTGTGGGATAATTTTGGCGCTTTGAGCCTCTCCGAAGTGGTGCTGCCAAAGGAGGTGCCCGTAATTGGAGAAAACAGCCTCGCAACCGGCTTCCGGTACTCCACCAGTATTGATGGCGAGACCTACAACAAAATCAAGCTGGTGCGTGATAACGAGACCACGGGTAAGCGTGATGTTTACGTGGTTCAGGACAGCAACAACATGGCCATCTGGGGCATCCTGCAGTATCACGAAAGCGTCGATGAAAATCTGAACGCTGCGCAGATCAAAGACAAGGCCGAAAAAATGCTGGAGCTCTATAACCGGCCGACGCAGAGCCTTACTCTGTCTGCTCTCGATCTGCCGGATCTGCGAGCCGGCCAGATCATCTATGTAGATCTGCCGGGCATCAAAGTGCGTCAGACGTTTTTGGTCGAGGAGATCTCTCACGACATCGTGGAGGAGACCATGAGCCTGAAAGTGAAGGTGGTTTAATGCTGGAGCAGCTGAAAAAAATCGTGAGAAGCACAGAGGAAGCGGATGTCCCGACCAGATTTATGTTCGGGGCAGTAACTTCCCTCTCCCCGCTTACCGTTTTTGTGGATAACCGCTTTTACATTTCGCCGCCGGCGCTGAAGGTGATGAAAGAGATCTACGGCCACAAACATGTGATCCCATCGCACAGCACGCAAACGGCTTCACAGCACGCCCATAATGTGACGCAG